TCCCTGCTGTCTACTTACAGCGAGTACTGGATAACCAAGTCATTGCTTCTGTACCAGCATTCGTGGAGAAAGTCAAATCCATCTCTTCCAATCCCGTGATGAATAACCTAACCGATGCCTTACTCTACACTGTAGTAGCCAAGAACCTGGCTAATGTATCATGGACAGGCATCGAGAAAGAACAAACCATCGCCATTGGATTGGAACACCTACCGACATTCGTGGCGATTGTACTGATTTGTCTAACAGAGCCTGTATTCAAGAAATCAGGCTTAACCCGTATTTGCCTGCGCCACTTTAAAGACAAAGCACAATTCATCAATGCAGTCGTCCAAGCCACGAATGGCTACTAATATACTTTAAATAAGGAGTAGATCACGATGGCCGCACCATTTCTGGTCGCCCATTATATCCGACACATCTGGTCGATGCCAAGCCAAGATAACCCTTCTATTATTAGACTGGAGAACATCTCTCCAGTCGAAGGGTATCGTAACTTCATCACCGTCATGAGTGAGAGATATCGGCTACCGACACTACATGATCGTTATTTCCTCTATCAGCTAGGCAATATAAAAGAACACCTTTTAAACTTGCCTGTACTAGAATGGGAAGATACTTCCACTTGGGTGAACATGGCTGACTATGTTCGGGAAAGTACGATCGCTTTTAGCTTCTACACGAAGACCGGTAAGTATATTCCATTGTCTTTGGTATACTTTACCCGTACGATTAGCAACAACTTAGTCTTTGTAATAAAAGAAGAGACTGGATTAGGGATAGACTTCAATAAGTTGGAAGTCACCTTTAAGACGTATAAGAATGCATTGATCACCACACGTGATGCCTCTTTACGTAAAGAGAAGATAGATGTCATCTACCAGAAAGTGAAAGATGCAAGGGATAAGAATCGACTACTAGCATTCGTTAACGATTATGCTAAGAAAACAGGTGTATTAACGGCTTACGTTAATGGCTACTGGGTAAAAGACATCATGGGCATTAACCTAGTAGAAGATGACACCGTCGAAGTGGTGTACGATTCTACCATAGCCAAAGTGATCACGATGCGCTTAGGTAGTACACCGACATTCAAGAGCACATTGGATCAGATACGCAAGTATATCTTCTCGTACGATAAAGAGACTGGACGAGATGATGTAGAGTTCTACGATGATTGCGAGTTCTTTTTAATAGCCGCACCTAGACAGACTCCTCTATTACAAAGAGGTGTTATCCTGCATCGCAATGATATTACTAATATTCGTCAATTAGCGAATCGTGATTTCAGCATCAGTACGAATCTAGTACGTGAACTCATGGAGTCTAATCCCATCTTAGATCCTAAAGCCAACGAAGTGTATTTCTACGTACAGTTTCGTAAGCAATACAAGACACGTAAAATGCCGTATGTTAATAACCGCATCCATGAACTCAATCGTCTAAACTATACCGATAGACTAGCAGCGATGCGTGGATTGAAATCCAATGTAGATGCATGGAGGGCAGAGAACCTTGAGAACTCCATGGCGATCAAGATGATGTCATTGGAGCATCCTACTTGTAGGCTCACTGATGCAGAGCAAGCATACGGTTATAATGCTGCTGTTTGGTATACCGCTAAGTCAGTACATCCACATTCATCATTCATCGATGGTCAGAATGGTGCCAAGTACCTGACTGTACCTTATGCTTACAGGCAACAGTGTACAGCCTACGAATACGATCGAGAAGGTAAGCTACTCTCATGGGGCAGATATGCCGGCATGAACGAATATACCATCGTGAACAAAGACCAGTGTTTTGCTGTAGAGTTCATCGGTGGTGTCGGTACCGTACAGCCTTACCAGTACTACGGTAATGCAGGTCATGAGTTTGAATACAGCACGGATGATCAACGCTATAAGATCTACAGTGCGACTGATGACGATATTCGTTTAAAACCAAATGATCCTAAGATTTGGTCAGATGTTACTGCCTTAGTGCAGACCACTTCACGTGAGACATTGACCAATAAGTACTTAACCATACAGCCGACGAATACAGCTAGGTTTAATACAGCGGATCGTAAGTTCATCATCCGTACAGACCGTGAATATCTGTCAGTGAATACCAAAGTAGAGACCTACAGAGGTAACTTGAAGTTCACCTTGATGCAGTCTTACTACGATGTTACCGATAGACGAGTCAAGAACCAACCAGTCAAGATCCCTTATGGTTATTTGGATATCTTCTTAAACGGATATGCTTTAATAGAAGGAATAGACTACTTTGTCGATTTCCCAGAAGTTCACATCATCAACAAAAGTGCCATCAATCCGAATATCGACATGCAAGTGATTACGTATCGTCTATACGGATTCCCGAATGAGACGACATTAAATGGTAGTACTGTACTTTCAGGTGTGGTGAATGCAGATAGACAAGTTGGCTATGTACGTAACCATCAACTGTCCCGTAATAACCACTTCGATCTATTAGACGATAAGAACTTATTGATTAAAGTAGGCAGTGGTGTGATACCCAAAGAGAAGTTAGGCTTTGGTGAGCATGGGTCTAAGACTATTGAACGTGCCAATATCTTAGAAGGTAAGCCATACGAGATCATGGAGATCATCCCACCTAAACGGGATATCTTCACTCAGGATACGGATACCTTCAAGAATGCAGCCAATATAATCGATAAGCAAGTGACGGATTACTTATCCCAAGTACCTTATCTTAGGGATAAGCCGATGACTCAGGTGATACCACTGCAAGATAAGTATAAGATCTTCTCTCCATTGGTATCCAGACTGATAGATGATTTAAGCCGCAACATGGTGACATTCCCTAAGATGAATCTTAGGTATACAGACGATGAAGTCATTGACTACATCGAAGCGAACTATCGTGAGTTCTTTAACATAGAGCCGCTCTTTAACTTAGAGTACATCGACAGGCAATACGTCACCATACTGCCTACATTCAAAGACCATGTCACGACACTCTCGTATCATGCCAACAGGTTCTTACGTGCCGTTATCCGTATCTACCTGAAGGATGAAATCGAAACGTCGCACTTTATTAGAGTAGGAAATTAAGAATGCCAAACAACTATCCTGGTGCCAACCTAACCATACAGGCACACAACGTCGCCAGACGTGTCACCGTTACCGGTACCGATGGCGAACCACCTGTCTACGATGAAACACAGTTGTGGAAAGTGTGGAACATGAGCGAGATCTACTTGGGTGCTGCCGGTAGGAACAAGTGGATACCCAAGGTGAATGACCTAGTAGAAGACATGGTCACCCAGAAAAGGTACCGTGTCGCTTCTATTGATTCAGTAACACTGGTACCTCAACTTGAGGAATACAATGTTAGAGCCACTGTGGACGAGATGTCTAAAGAAGAAGGCAGATTCTTCGCTGGTGGTTTCTTGATCTCTCCCTGTGCCAGACAGATCTTTTACGATAACTCAACAGCTAAGCGTACATTGTCTATCCCTTCTCAGTTTTACCTGAAAGGTACGACTATACACCACGCGATTGCTTTTAAAGGCACTATTGTAGGTAATGGTGGTGTACCGATCTCTGTACGCTACGATGAGAACTTCAATGTCATTGGTTCTGAGATTCCATTGAAGCCATTGCAACAAAGAGATCCGAACAATAAGTCGATGTGGTATATACCGGACTTCTATACCACACACCACCTAGAAGAAGGTGAGATGATCACCATCGTCATCTACGATGATAGAGGCGGTGTACGTGGACGCACGAACTGGATCGTCGAGTATTCGTCCCTATTGAGGGATGTGTCCGATGCGGATAAGTTCGTGTCTAATATCTCCCTAGTCTCTCCGTATATCGATGCTTCGGATGAATCCAACTTACTCATCCCTGAGCAGATCCTAAAAGCATCGATCAACTTGATGGGTAAAGTACACTACAGTGATGGTTCTACGGCCACTTATCCGATCGATGGCAATAAGTTCGAGTTACTTTACTTAGAGCGTGCCATGGAATCAGTGGCTTCGACTAAAGGTGTGTTGGTATTGAAATACCATCTAGCAGAGAATGAGAAGGCAGTGAATACTAAGTTTAACGATTCTGAGTTCTTCGTGACTCGTACGTTTAACTATACCATTACCGAACGTGATGGTGCCTATAGTGTTAAACTCTATCCTGTACCACGTTGGGTAAATGATACCTTAGGCTATCAACTAGATTGGTATATGTTTACACTGGATCGTAACCAGTTCCGCAAGGTGACTAACCAAGTGTACATTACACCGAATAGCCCATCCAGATCGTTAAATGGTAAGCTCTACAATGCCGTACAGCAACTGAATGTGGCCATTAACTTAGGTACGATCAACAACACCTTCCAGAACCACATCCATCCGCAGACTGTTGATATCCGGTTCATGCGTTCAGGTGGGGATACATCCGGTACACGATACCTCTTAGGTTTCGATCCGTATCAGAACCCACTATACGGTGAAGGTATTGTTTGTTTAGCCAAACAAGTGTCGGGTAATAACTTTGCATTGGATTTACGATGCGGATGTACGACACTTGAACAATGGTTCGAGAAAGTATACGATAATACGAAACCTCAGTTCCGTACTTCACGTGAGTCTGAAGCACCACGACCTACCATGATGAAACTGTTGATCAATGGACGTGAATACGATTTCCCGATCCGTAAATGGAATACTGAGTTATCCGTACAAGAGAGTATCACGAATGCAACGACAGTAGCAGTAGTGTTCTACGATTCAGCACAATCCAATGATCTCTACTACAGTGTCGCACCGATGCCTGTACAAGTGATTTAAGATAATAGCAGACATATCCTTACCCACCTATACCCCGTAATGGAGTATAGGTGGTATAGGGTGTATGTTGCTGTCTTTCTAACTCATCCAGTAATCCAAACTGTCTAATCTCACTTCTCTATTTTCACTGTACTGATCCACGACATCGTCTTGGAACATACCCCATCGGTCGGCTAGTCTCCTATTCGGTATATAGCCGTTAGAGAGCATGACATCTCCTGCACGTGGTTTCTCAGTCACGGCACCTAATCCATTTAGTATATCATTGACTATATTGGAATTGGATTTCATCAACTCTACTTTACGTTTATTACGCATCTCTTCGATCATGTCAGACATGCCGATGACTTCATCCAGATATTCACCCTTCAGCTGGCCTTCTAACAAACGGATTTGTTTCTCGATGTGGCTAAACTCGATAAATGAATCAGCTTCGCCTAAGTCTTCGTATAGGCGTTTTACAGTATCTCTAATCGATATCTGCCGTCTCTTAGCCATGTCTTCTTCAGGATTGTATTCTTCACCTGCACTCACCACATCGGTCAAGAACCTAGCCCTATGGATATCGTATTGCTGTACTTCACGTGCATTGAAGATAAACCAGCATGCTAATAGCCAACTTATCACTTGGTCATCATGGCCACCTTTAGGATGGTCTATTCGGTTATCCTTCAATACCAAAGCCAACAACTCTTTAATCAAACGCTCATCCTTGATCTTATCAGCCGATATGTCTATAGCCCTAAACAATGTCTCGTTGTAGAGATTCTCACGACTGTACTTGCCACTACCAGCTGTAACATAACCAAACTGATTACGATGCTGATTTGCGATAAACATACGGTTAGGATGAGCCATGACTTGATCGTAGACACGTGGTTTCATTTCCCTATCATTCACGACAGTATTGAAGATACGTCTAAAGGGATCGATGCCTCTACTTGGGAATACTTCGATCAAGTAATCCAGTATCCCTTGTGCACTGGATTTGTTCTCTGGTACCAGCACCATTTTAGGGAAACGTGTCATCAAGTCAGCCAACCAAGTGGCGTACTTATAGAGATTGACACTATTGCAATTCACTGTGCCGAGTATATCCAATGTGGTTGCATCTACGAAAGTAATCGTGGTACTGTCACGCCCTACGTTCTGCGAAGTATCCATGCCAGCTACTACTGGACGTGTACCCATGATTTGGTTAATGGTACCCATCGGATAATACCAGTTAATCGTAATACCACCTTCTAAGTCACGTGCTTCTATCTCTTCTATCGATCCTGAGATCATTTGTAACTGACGTGTACTGAATGGTGAAGTTTCGTTACCACTTGTCCACACGTTATAGTAGTCACGCAAAGCTGCTTCAGGTGAGACTTTGTTCTCTACGATCTTACCGATCAACCATTCATCCGTATAACCTAACTGACGATGAGAGAACGTACCTTGTATCGCGAAGATACCGACCATCTTGGCTAACTCATCCAGTGGATTACTATCCTTCCTAACCATCTTCTCGAAATCATCCCGATCTCTACAATCGTAGTATTTCTCATTCCATTCAGCAGACTCGATAAACACCTCATATGCCCAAGCACCATGAGGTGAGTCTTTCTTACCGGCAGTAGTGGTAAAGATAGAACCAGTCACCTTACCTTCTGCGATTGCGTCTTCCTTCGCCGCGTTCATCGCACTACCCATGGTCGGCATCGTCACGAAGTTATACGTACAATAAGCGATCTCGTCCGCATGGCGTACTTCTACCGTATCACCACGACCTTTCTTATCGGCATCTTCTTCATTGTCCTGTGCCACGATGGTGTTGTAGTAATTACCACGTTTAAGTACAGTAATGGTATCCCTATTAGCCGAGTCATCACGCGTCATTGGGTTTAAGTATTCAGGCATGCGCTCGAATAGCTTACGCAGACGAATGATGTTCTTAGTCGCAAGAGGCCTATCCTTAGTATAAAGTAGAGTACGGATACCGAAACTGAAAGACAGAATATAGACCATCAGCGTGTCGGTACTATACGACTTACCTGTCTGACGTGGCTGGATAAGTAAGTATTGGCATCGGTTAAAGAACGACCAAATGAGACTGATATTCGCTCGGTTAGCACGGAATCGGTTCTTCTTACTGCCCTCAGGTACAGGCGCGATTTCACGAAAGTAATACCATGGATTAGCGACACACTCTGCTACGATCCAACCGATCTCTTGATCAGTTAGAGTAGGACTATAAGGATCGACATTCTTCAGTCGTTCATCGTGTAAGGCTAAAAAGAACTTGTTGTTCTTAATGCCCATCTTTTTTAGGATGTGGTGCAGACGGATAAAGGATTCATTGGTGGTTTCGTTGTGTACCACCACATGCAGATTCTCTTCCTTATACCAGTCTTCTTCGAATAGGATCATGTTGACATTTCCTTATCGGTTTACACTAAGCATGGTACGCCTAGCGTAATGTGGTTAATTAATTTACACTAAGCCTATTATACTTAGCGTAACAGGATTAAACATATTCAGATAGAGTAGAAACATCCATGAGCCAGTACTTATTATTTACTCATCATGGAAAGGGCATCATGCGCAATGATTACGTGAACTTAACGAAGCCTAGGTTAACCGCCATGTTAACCAACTATCCAGTAGAAGGCAATAAACAACTCAGACACATCGCCGAGATGTTCCTCTACGAGAATAAGGATGATTTCACCAACCTAACATTAAAGCAAATCAGAAGACGGGATGAACAGACAGCCATCGTGATGGCTAACCATGAGAAACCACCCTTCGTACCGTATCTCTTTACATCAGCGATACAAGGTGAACATCCGATACTCTACAGTGTTTATACAGGCTACATGGAGTATCAGGAAGATGGATTGAATATACGACAGATAGAGTCTACTGTAGCCGTATACCTAGACATGGGTGTGGATAGGGAAGCGTTAGAGCAGGCATTAGCGAATATCCAACTGATATCAGTAAGACATCTAGTACCTAGATGGAGAAGTTACGATAACTTAACCGAGATAGACGTGTATGCCAAAGGCATGACAGAGGAGATAGACAAACAAGTCTTAACCATCTCCCGTATGGTGAATGATTTGTTCATCGACAAGATCGTCGAGAAGCGATATGCAGAATACTTAACTCGTGTATCCTTACCAGGACGACACTTATAGACATGGATACTACACTATATCGACAGCATAGAGCATATACCTACCTATACCCATTACGGATATAGGTAGGCATGTTACCCCATGTGTTACTCACGGTTAGCTACCGCTAAACGCTCGTATAGATTCACTCTTTTTTGGCGTGGTATTGTTCCATCAACTTATCGATGTGGATATCCAAGTAAGCAGTCACGACAGCGTTGATTTGGTTCTCTTCACTGATGAGTTTACTCAGTAGCCTAGGCATGACGTATGTGCCTTTGAATACTTCCTTCATGACTTCAGGGAATGCATCACCCAGTTGGCATGAAACTTCGTATAAGATATAAACCTTATCCCGAAACAACCAACTCTTCTTACGGCGTGTTAATACATACCGTTTCTTCACGACCTTGATCTTCAAACCATGACCAAAACGAGTCAGAAACCGATACGATACATCCTTACTGATTTCACTGGCTTCTTGATATATAGAATCCCCACCTAAGGCATCCAAACCAACCAAGAGTTTACCCACTATATTTTTCAACATAACGAGTACCTCTGTTTAAGGACTATAAAAGAGTCATACTAGCCGCCGTAATGTTTACGGGTAATGGCTCTTAGGACAATATAAAGCATCAATCCAGTCCGTATAACAGAGACCATGATGTCTCGTTTGATCTTAGTCGTCTGGATGATGTGTGTCTCCAGTATGTCTTTAGCCTTAACGAAATCATCGCTAATATCAGTCCTCGTAGCACCGTAGATATTCTTCAACTTAGCCAACAAAGAAGCAATATCGTTCTCATGCTTCATGATGTGCCTGTTATTCGTTACTAACACGATCATGTGGGTTAAAACAGCATTGAAAACAAAATCAAACTTCTCACGAGCCTGTGTGTTCTTGTTATAGGCATTTACTAAACCATTCAATGCTACTCTAAAACCGTCCTTAGGCATGGTCTTATTCATCCCTTCGATAATCGATATCAAATCCATCTTGATAAACGATATCTTATCCCCTGCGATAGACAACAAATAGTTACGATACGTCTCTAAGGCATTGTCCTTATCCTTCATCACTTCCACGCCATCTTTATCCAAGAACGTACTACTAGAAGCATTGATCTTGAATCCAGATTCTTGTACTTCCTTCTGTAAGCCGTAGATGTTCTTTAGCATGGCTTTATTGCGTGTCTGTGTATCGGTTATTAAATAACCCACACTATAACCTTTATTACGGATATCGTAATCCATCTTCTTAATCGTCTCACGATGGACGGAATGCTTCATGTCTACGACATCAAGACTTCTATCCTGTATCACCTTGATCCAAGAGCCTTTCATCTTGATGGCGTATTTATTCGTCATGGCTGATACTGTCGCTTCTGCTACTTCCTTACTGCAAGGATAAGGCCAGTGTCTCTGTAGCCTAGAAGTAATAAACCTAAACTGCATGATGTTGTATAGATACGACATCACTTGCTCTTTCCGTGTGGGATTAAGACTACTCTTTAACAAAGCATGACTTAGCCACACGATGGTTAAGTTCAGTACATCACCTGCTACCATGAAGTGAGACGGATCGATCAAGGCATTAAGCCTGGGCCTTAGTTCATCTTCATCTACACCCAATACTTCTTCGAAGAACGCAATACGATCATTCGTCGTGAATTTCACCACGTATACGCCAGTTAAGTTACCACCAAAGAACGAAGCATGATCATGGTTCCTGGAGATGAATTCATTCATGTATCGCTCTATACGCTTACAGAATGCCTCGTCCAGTTTCACATGGCCACATACGTCGTCGAATACGTCTTTTACCAATTTATCCATCTTTACCTCTAATGTCTATATAAACCGTTTCTAAGTCATCTATACTCTATTACATTTACCACATTGTCCATTTGTAGGGAATATCATCCGACATGATGGTATCTAAGATACCGGTATGTTGGAAAATACAGATACTTACTATTACAGTAGTCAAGTTAACCAAGAGGTTTTATTAACCATGATTATTCAATCCAATATAGATGCTTTATTCAAGAAGCATCGACTACATTTCGATAAACCAGTCTCGATTAGAGACATGTTAGTCCATCCGTCTACTGAGACGATCATGGATCTGGTTTTTTCTATTAACCAAACATTAGCAGTAGGCCAGAACATGCGTATCCAGTCATTGGAGCGTGACTTCAAAAAGGCGATTATCACCAACACACGTTCTACGTATAAGGTATTGGATAAAGTCGTAACCGATACTGAAGTCGATGCTTTCAGTTACTACGTACGTGCTTGTGCGGCACTGATCACTTACTTAGACGATGCACTAAACGAGAGTGACGAAGCCATCAAGCTATCGTCTTATCTTACGATTGCCTTAGGCGATCTACTCAACATGATGATACATGCTAGTACCAAGAGCGTATTAAGTCAGGATGAGATCACGATACTGGAAGAAGCAGCCATTATCCGCATGTGGATGATGTTAACCGGACATGATACATCTAAAGGCTATCATGCCCAGCATGCTACTATCCGTACCATCGCCAAAGGCATCTTAAACGATGAATACCAAAGTGAAGAAGAATACATCCAGATACTGGAGAACGAATGTTCTAAGCGATATGCTGCTATCGTTAGGAACATTACTTCTTTAACATCGATTAGCCAAGTGATTAGTAAGGCCAATGAGTTATTCAGCATTTTAGATTAGTTTAGTCTTAGTAGAGGGACAAGCAAACATGAGTAAGATGAACAGAGTCTTTAACTTCAATTTTAAAGACGCACCATCTAAGCAGATTAAAGACTTCATCGACATGAGGAAATACATCTTAAAGGAGATATTCGACAGATTCGAAGTAAAGGATCGGGAGATGTTCTTCTATCCGTCTAATACGGGATGTGGCACCTCATGGCGATACTATCATCCTGATGTCGGTCTCTATGCTGAGTCGATATCCAGATGTGTATCATCCGATGTAATAGAAGAAGTCGTGAAAAGGTCTGTAAAAGACTGGGAGACGGATGAAAAGACTATCCGTAAGAGCCTAGTTATCCGTTACAGTAGAAACGATGCTTATATTCCCAATTTCAAAAGAGGGATAACGTATAAGGCATCGGATGGTGAAGTATACGACATCGTAGCAGTAGTGCGTGCACTTTCGATACTGGAAGTCATGGGCAACCAGTTATTGGCGATCAGCACGCACTTTCTAACCAAAACACATCCTAAGAAGGCTAAAGTCAAGTTAGACCCTAAGGAACTAGCTTTGGATGTGTATTTGTCAGTAGAGTTAACAGACAACATCAAGGCGATAGAGTCTGTTAAATTCGAAATAGAAGATGAAATCAAGCGTAAGAAGTTCGATACGCATGACGATCATGTTAGAGCCATGTCTCACCAGTACATCGCGTCTAATATATTGGCGACTGATGAAGTCTACTATTTAAACCATGAAGAAAAACGCGATGACGATTGGGAGTTGTTGTTATCCCATGTATGCGCATTAGTTGGTGATCCACTGAACATCGCCAAGGATAACTATCTTTGGTCTCTGTAGTAGTTTACTATTTTTATCCAGTTTAACCCTGTTACGCTAAGCATATCAGGCTTAGTGTAAATAAAAGGAATTCAAGAATGAAAGACCAATACGTAATTAAGTTAAGCGATAACCATACCACCATGACAGCATTAGAAGGCATCGTGAATGATGTACAGGCTGAAGTTACAGAAAAAGATGCTTACAGGACGAATGCGAAGTCTTATATCATACCCACGACCTTAGGCATGCTAATCGATAAGTGTATTTCGGTCACTTCTTTCTCTCGCATGGTGCATGAGGATGAAGTCAACATCGCTTTTTCCAATGAATTAGAACAACTCTACGGCAATGACTTTGGAAATAAAACAAAGTCATGCGGTGTTAATCGAGTCGTCAGTACTTTCATCGTACCAGATGTAGGGACGAATTGGCTAAAAGCAGAAGTGTTCCCCAACACCAGTAAATACGAAAGACTGTTTGGAGAAGGCGATAAGACACATGTCGTAGACGTAATCGCTATTAGACAGGTGGTGATGGAATTAGAAATAGAAGGCAGCGTCCATTACGGTCTTACACGTACGATACTCGTGGCGGATAAAGCTGGAAATATCGTGAGGATGAGATACGGTTTCTGCTCGAATGAAGAGGATGAAATCGAAACCCTTAAACAATACTTCGACAACATGATTAGACAGAATCGGTGGGAAGAGAACCAGCGATACGATGAAGTCATGTCTTACCATGGTGTCGTGTCTGAACAAGAGGATAAAGCGTATTTCGATCTTGCTATAGAAGCTGATGAAAACGGCAGTGTGTCGAATAAAGCCATGGCTTACATAGAGACCGCGACTGATTTCTTACTCCAAGTGGTGCAAGGAACAAATTACAATCTTCCTAGCAAAGCAAGTAACATCAGCTTAAACTAAAAGGAAATCCAATATGGAAATTATCGATTTAAGGAAAACATTCGGTGGAGAAGAACTCAGGAACTTCATGCGTGTGTTCTCCGACATCAACAAACAAGTAGACGCAGGTGATAAGAAACACCGTTGGGATGCTGACGATGAACTCATTACCGCACCTATGCTCATGTGGGGCGATGATCAAATCGCCTCTATGTTCGTCTCTATCAATCGTCTCTACGACAAAAATACGCATGAGATGGTAAGTGATCTATTGAAGAAAGAAGAGAGCGTTGGATATCAGGTAGAAAGTCTCGTCTATACTTTCAACCTATCCAGTTGCATTGCTATTGGTAATCGATCCATTAAGGTAATCGCTCCTGATGGTGATGAGTATTATCCGAACTATTTATCCATGTCCAGTTCCCTTCTGTATTTAATCAACGAAGAAGGCGATAAACGTAAAGTCATGGTGGTAACGTATAGCTACGGCAAATACGCAACCAAGACTGTATCCACTACGGATAACATCGCCATGGAAGCTTGTAAGCGCAGTGTGATATTTTCAGAAGGCAGTTTCCTGAATGATACTGTGGAAAACATCAGTGCCATGATTCAAGCATTCAAGCTTAATCAGAAGCGAGACTACAAGTACGTCATGGCTGAGACATTGTGGTTGCCTGAAGTAGTGGCTGATAATCTTAGCGACTATGCTGCTAAGAAGATGGAAGAAGCGACAGGTGATTACGAACATGATCCTAGACTGATGTCCACACTGGCTACGATGCCTTCTCTTATCATGCGTTATTCGCCTGAGGCTCTATTCGTCATGCATAATTCGCCTGAAGACTTATACAGTAAGATGAAAGCTGACGGCGAACAAAAACCCACTATGCTGAATTGAAGTGTGCTGAAATCCAGTATACTGAATTGAAGTATACTGGACTATTTTTAACCCTATTTACTAGACTTAACAGCCTAGTATTAAAAACCATTAAAAAGGAATCCCAACATGAAAGACAGTTACCATATCGAGATAACGGATGACTCAGCTTCTCTAAATAGCGTCATCGATCCACTTTACGATGCTATGCAACATGCTCGTGAAAACGTCCAAGAACACAAGAACGTACCTATCTTCGTATTGCCTACTACCATGTACACCATGACAGATAGGTTCATCGCTTATTCGAATATTGGTCGTATATTGACAAAAGAGACTCTTGAGAATATCGTCAGCAGCATCAACAGCCAATATCATCTCGAAGTTACTACCAGCGATTGCGAAGTCTTAAAGATAATCGATACACACTTGGTGTTGAATCAGGCCAATAACAGCATCACCATTGGTTTAGAGAACCCTACTGGTGAATACCGTACCGCTTTCGTTTCTTTTATCCGTAATTTGCTGATTGAGATCAAAGTTCACGATGACGTGTTCTTGGAATCAATGTTCTCTATTGGCGTAATGAATGGCGGTGAAGGTTACGAAACCATCACCAGAGGTGTTGTTGTCCAAGGTCACTCTACTGTTGGTAGTGAGCTTAATGATTATATCGAAAGCCTTATCGACAGCAATGAGTGGGAGTCTCATCCTGATTATCCCATCATCATGTCCAAGCAGACCATTCTGCCTGAGAATAGTTTAAGGGAGATTTTCGTCACTAAGAAAAGCATCTGGACTGAAGATGAGTTAAAGGAAATGACTGATGTAGACGATAAACTCATCGGTAAGGATACTGCTTTCTTACTGATGTCCAGTTATTTGTCGATGGGTGTCGATGAGATTAAAACAAATTAAAAGGAATCTAAAGATGTATCCAAATTATAACGTATTCGATATTAGAAATGGCGCGAAATCATTCGGTCAAGCCATCAAGGCAGAATGCTTGAAGATACGAGACGAGATCATCAACGATCCGGTGACACGAGCCATTTGGTCGGCATTAAATGAAAACGGCTATCCGTATCGGATCATCGGCTCTGAAAACGTCGGTTTGTTCGCCTACAGTATCCATCGCACAACCAATGGCGAGTTGATGAAGTGCATGGGAGAGTTCTTCGAGAAATACGGTGAGATAACAGACATCGTCATCGCCAGAACCATGAGCATCACCCTAACCGATGGCCGAACTATTGCCGTGATCACCGAAGATGGCGATGTACATCAGTTAGTACACGTATCGTTCACTGAGTATACAGTAAAAGTAAAAGACAAAGAAGGACATGAGAAAGAAATGTACTTCGTAGACTATTACTTTACCAAGCTTGATGAAGAAAGAAGTGCTGAAGCTGATGAAGATGGCCTGACGATCAACATATCGCGTCATGCTACCTTAGCCAATCAAGATGAGTTGGTGTTAGGTGAAGAAACAGACTATCTGTTGGATTTCGATCCGCAACCGGTTGAGTACGACATGTCTCTAATCGAACGCATCCATGTTCCGTCTGAATACACTACCGACTATGTGCAAGATGAAACCATTGCTGAAGAAATGGGTATAACATCTAGCCATGTGGATATTGCGTTCTCGGCACCTGACGCATGTCTTTTGTTCTTGGCTAATACAGACTTTAAAGCACCGGCTAAAGTTACCGTACACTAGCCTTATCTAGAAAGGAAATACGATCATGTCTAAACGTATTATCGATATTCGTGATCCCAATAGTAAAGATACCTTGGCCGCCGAAGCTTGGTTGGATAACACTATCCTGATGGCTTCAGGTGCGGCTAAGTCTAAAGAAGTAGCCACACTACGCATGATGCCATCTTTGGTGATGTTCAATGCATTAACGCGTTACGATGAAGTGAACAATCTTTACCATTATCGCCTGCCACTAACTATCTTTCCAGTATCTAGTCCAGATACCGTATTACCCAATGGATTAGAGTCTAAGCTGGCTAACTGGAATCATGATGTCACTAACATCAATAACGACATGATGCATGGTGTCGTGGATGTATTGACATTACCACGTGGTGTGATAGAAGTTAATACCAACAACGGCCAACAGCCATTGGTAGGCATTGCTCGTGCCACACTTAACTTTGGTTTGAATGATAGTGAGTACGCTAAGTTCGTTACCTACTATTGGATTACCATAATGGATGGTGCGTTCTACGCATCACACTCGACGCATCATCTCTTGAATAGCAATGCTGTAGCGCATCACGCATCTATCCAGGAGTTGCAGTCACTCACTTTCCTATCCGGTGTAGCCATCACTAAACAGCGTGACATCCGTGTCGGTAAGATACCGGATGACCCAAAAGCAGTAAACGATATCTTGGAAGTATTCAAGAGGATGACTCTGATTACACCTGAGATATACAAGGATCCTGCTAAGCATGGTGGATATACACCTGGGAAGTAACGATAACATAGACCTTAGCCTACCTATACCCATTACAGGTATAGGTAGGCGTAAGGGTTATGCATGTGCTTCTTTTTTACTCATGTTTAACCATGTTAAACACTCGTATAGGTTAGTTTATATCGTGTACGCAGCGTATACAGCGATATTGCTAGGCTCATTACGCATCAGATCGAAGAGTTCAGTGGATTGGATACGAATATCATCTACTGCTTTATTCGTATCATCCAGTGCGATGATCAGTACGATCTGATGGCCTGCTTTGATCAATCCATCCAGTTTCTCAACTGTTTCTGTATCAATCAAGCTATCTTTCACCGTATAGACGATAGGACGAGTCATGCCCTTCACCATACCAGCCACATCGTAGATGATGTTATACAGACCGACACCATCAGTAAAGTGAGCGTTCTCTACTGTCAGTCCAGGTGATTTCATCGTAGCATTATTATCGTACGCAGTGATGAGTTCCTTACGGATACCGTAATTGAACTGCGTAGACTTATCGTCTATATCAGATCCCAATGATTTAATCTCTTCTTTCTTCTCACTCTCTTTTCTAAAGACAGCATTAAGCTTATCTGCTACCATAGCAGCAAAATCACCATACAGAGGCACGACATTATATTCTTGTCTGTATTGGATGTCTTCTAAACTTAAGGAAGTAAAATATCCTTCCATCACCAAGCATTTCATTTTCTTGTTTATCCTTTTATTTAACAGGTTAAATCAAACCACTGATCGTCATGCGCCACAGATCAGTCTTCATCTCTTCATCAGACTGCCACTGGATACGGGAAGCATGCATCAGTTCTTCCTGGTATTGTTCTTCAGCATCCGCATAGCGATCGATGAACTCACTGAATACCGATATCTCAGCACCACCTTCTATACGGGCTTTATTGACCTTAAACACCATCTTACGATAGATATAAGCTTTAGTAGCCAACACAATCAGTTTCTTAATGTAGTTAGCTGTCATGATCGGTATGTTATTGAGTTTAGGATCATTCTCAATAATCAACTCTACTGCTACTGTACTGTTTAGCATTGGGCTTCTTCTTACTCTAAAAGAGTTCCCTGATATCATGTCTACTTTCGTATCGTAGTGTCCTACTACACCCATGTTACTGTTAGCCATCTTCTGGGCTACGTTCATTAGAGCTGATCCTGAGTCCCCTGCCATCTCGTAGTAAGCAGATCCAGCGACAGATACATTGTAGTTCAATCCCATGACTGAGATGATCTTACGATTACCCGTGGCTTCAGGTGGTACAGTCACCACGTACTCTTGAGGAGAGATTTGTTGTACCTTACATTGTGCTAGAGGCACTTTAATCTTTTGTGCATACTCGACATTCAAGTCAGGCAGTACACGTGCCTGTACGACTTCACTTGTAATTAAAGCATCGACATTAACTGGGTTGTAGAAATTGGTACGGAATGGTTCTAGGAATGTTGCATCCAGTAACTCTTCCGGTATCGTTTGGTGCACTTCATTCAGTGCAAGTGATAACATGGACATGGTTTACTTTATCCTATACGTAATAAATGTACTCACACGAGTATCAGATAGCCCTGATACGAGATGGAGGAAATAACGAATATATACTATTAAAGTAGTGATACGGACCTGATCTCTCTGTATTCACGTTTTTATCTCATTTTTTACATGTAAAGAAAGGATTGACCTTATGTCTAATCGTACTGTTAACTTATTCGCTGCCGGTGGAGCAGCATCTAATATCGTGGCTGATATCCTGAAAACCAACAATACGTCCATGACGGCTAAGTTGGCTAACCTCAATATCACGCTCTTGGATACGTCACGCTCTAACTACGAACGTAATAAAGACATCTTCGAGAAACACGATATCAAACTCGTTACTATCCCTGGCTTAGATGGATCAGGCCAGAAACGTGACACCAATGTACAAGAAGCATCTAAATACATCGCCAAGTTCGTCAGTGAAAATGGCGATAAAGATGCTGCTCTGAATATCCTCTTGCATTCAGCATCAGGTGGCTCAGGCTCTGTACTGGCTAACTTAGCTGCTAAGTATCTATTATCCGAAGACAAGAACGTAGTGGCCATCGTAGTTGGTGATTCTACCACACGTAATTTCGCCAACAATACGATCTCTACCTTGAAGTCTTACGAGAACATCGCCCAGACTGCCGAGAAACCCATGATCGCTGACTACATCGAAAACGATGGTAAGCGTACGATTAAGGAAGTCAATGAGTACATTGCTTCTACGATCATCGACTACCGCATGCTATTCGGTGGTCATGTCCATGGGATTGATTCAGCTGATCTGAAGAACTTCTTGCAATACAACAGAATCTCTTCTAATCAGCCTGCTCTGACTCTGATGACTACCTTAGGTATCGACTCTGAAGCCAAAGACCAGCATGAAGTTGTCAAAGCCATGCAGAAAGAACTCAATGACGATCTGCCTATCATTGCGTACGCCATGGTCTCTGTAACAGAGAAAGAGAATCGTCAGATCGTGGATTGTGATTTCAAGATCGAAGGCTCTGTAGATCTGCCTCGTGATGAGAAAGTCAAACCCTACGACTTGTATTTCTGTTTGTCTAAAGGACACTTCTTTAATGTCGTCGACAGACTCTCTAAAGTCGTAGAGGAATACCGTAAGAAAGAAAACACTCAAGTAGATCGAGTGCTCGATGTGACTAAGGATGTAGACCCTAATAGTGGATTAGTCCTGTAATGCCTCTAGAATGACGCTATAGACCCATACCTACCTTTCCTATAGGTGGGTATGGGTATAAGCTCTATGGTGTTTATTTTAGCTTCTAGAGGCCTTTAATCGATACTTATAATACTTAGCCCTAGCATTAGCTATGTTTCGATGACTATAATTAGACTAACACGACAGTGTCTAGGACACTGTTAAACGAAGTCTTAGACTATCGTTAGATAGGTTAAAAGTGGACTAAAAAAAGAGGTTAGGACGATGATTAACATAGACCGTGTCATCCATCAGACGACTGAACATTTAATCGATGTCTGGGATGCACTACAGATGGACGTTACTACAAGTAACAATGTCGATGCAATTATTAAAGCGTATCGCAAGAAGAAACGATATAATATCCATACCGTGAACTGGCTCTATAGCCACCGTATCATGGACGTTTACTTAAAAGAATACAAGAAGAGTTGTCCTAAAGACATCTACAACTGTTACGCTGTTTTAGGATGTGTCATCATGTGCCATTTGTACCGCATGGGATTATTGGCATTTGATTATCAGCCCTATAGCCAAGAAGAGCTAGTCAATATCTTAAAGAGATATCATCCGATGGATAAAGAAGAGACACTACCTTGGCAGTACGATGTACACAACCTAAGGGATGAACAGTCTGTCTCTAAGGTATTCCCTAAGACATTACAGGCATTGAGTGAGATGTCTCTTACGCCGGATGTCCCTGAGTGTTTTAAACTACCGGAAGATCCGAAGACTCAACTGAAGTATCCCGTATCGTTTTACATAGACCCTATCTACCTATCCATTACCTTTGTTTGGTAGTGGATAAGGTATATCCATTATTTATCCTTATTAACATACCCATGCTTAAAGGACATGAGAACATGAAACCAGGTGATTTTGTAGTAGCCCAAAATACGAAAACATTCATGCAAGCTGATTTAGGTCTTTTGTTGCATTATACACCACTGAACATTAAAACAGCATTAAGTGAAATCGATACGGCATTCGGTACCAAGTTCATCCAGACTAAGGATGCCCACTATCGCTTAAATGCCGTATTGCTCGATGAGATGGAATACTTCAGTACCTATAACCATCGTCTGTTATTCGAAGAAGACAGAGAGTATAGTCTATACGATCATGCCCATCGTTTCATCGAGAAGATACCGTATAACCAGGATACCAAACATCGTTTCATCAACCGTATCGTACGTGTCAATGACAACCCTAAGTATCCTGAACTCTATAATCCCTTTATCGCTGCTATGGTGAGACCAGGTACGACCAATATCCCACCGTGTTGCCCTATCGGATTAGAGTTTGCTGTTGATCTAATACACGATATCTTAAGACATCGATTACCTAGAAGGTATCGTACCAGGATAGACAGTACAGTAAAGTTCGATAGCTATACTGGATACTTCGATCCCGAAGTCTTAATGGATAGTCCTACTGTAAGAAGAATGAAAGAGAGTTTTAATTACATCGTTGAAATGTTAGAGAAGATGTTGTCTTTAACAACAGACTGTAGTGAAAACAACCTGATTGATTTCTTCTACGTGAATGGATATCTACACCTGATTAATTACGGTGATTATCGACTGGTGGATTTGGCTTTAGTGAAGTATATTAATAAAGCTGATGAAGTGGATATATTCGAGTCTACGATACCTGATCAAGAGACAGCAGTAGATGTGTTCTTTACCATCAAGGAGAAAGTACAAGACACCATCAGACTCCAGTTACTCAATCCTAAGTTGAAAGTGTTGACGGCCACATGTGGGTAGACAATATCCACAAAGACATCGTCCATATCGGCAACATTACGCTCTATCCGTTATATATTCATTTAGATGCTATAGCGAAAGAGTATAAGATCAGCAAACAAGACTATCGGTTAGTTGGATACGATAACCTACATGATGTCTTTGTTAACTTATTGGGTAATTATCTCGAGTCACTGATAGATAGTAAGAAAGACGGATACGTAGAGCTATACGAAGCCATGAAAGACATCGGTTATCCTGATGAGGCTTTAGACTATATCGAAAGGTATCTGGCCACTCATTGGAATGATTTCATCCATTACCACAAAATCTGGATCAGGAATCCTTCCAAACTCTATTTTTATCTCGATGAAGAAGAAAGCGTTCGTCCACTCATGCAAGTCATGTACCTGAACACGCAAAGAGAGATCCACTGCCCTCGATGATGATCGAAAAGGGTGGTGGGTCTATTTTACTCCTCTCTATCTCACGATAGAGACTCGTAGAGATAGACAAGTCTATCTTTTTTTAGTTTAAATACGAATTAAAAATAATGCCCACTTACTTATCCCTTTTTAAATATCAGAGAGTACGACACCATCATGTTGCTGCAAGACTTAACACAAACACCTGTGCCTATCCCGCATGTATACGATCGCCTGTTTAACGATATCCGTAATGTATCGTTAGATGGACCTGCGCATTACTATTCTTTACTGCAAGAGATACTGGTCATCGCCATCCACCACAAACAAAGAGGATGGAATAACAGACAACTGACTGAAGCCATTGTCGATAATTTATTTAGCCTATCAGCTACTGGTATCTTATCCGAAGTCGTCTTCCTGAGTGAAAGACAGCGTGTATTACTACAAGAAGACCTAAATGATACCATGGCTGAGTTTCTGATGGATATCGAACCTCATCTTTTAAATTGTCAAGACTTCAGGATAGTGGATAATGAAATCGTTTTCATCGAAGGTAAACTCTGGTGATTTACCTCATCCGAGTGAAGCCACATCCATGTTCGATCCGACAGAAGACATCTCCCTCTATCCTAACCATCTTAACCTAGACGGATTTGTAGATGAGTTTATCAATAAAGCAGATTCTGTATTGGTAACAGGTGGGATACGTGTTTATAACTGCATGATGCGATTGTTAGATGTCGCTAAGCTAGAGCATCCTGAACTATTCGATTACCTGATGATTATTTCAAGGGCATTGGGATTATACACGATAGATGATTTAGTGGAGAATTTAGAAGAAGTCGTGTGTGGGTTGAATTTCGAACCTGTATTCGTCCACTATAAGGGACATGTACCGGATTACGTATACGATACATTATACGATGTGGCTTTTCTATTGTTAGAACTCATTGCCTATACGTTAAGGGATTATCATCTAGAACAATCCCATGATCGTAAAGTATACTATCGTATTTCTCGATATAGCTTATTTGCCATACTCTTGAAGAAATACCAGCCATTCTAATGACTGTTTAGTTAATTAAAGGATATCGAACATGCCGATACAGCAATTCACCGTAGGACGTGTGTATACGTTTAATACATACGCACCAGAGGTATTAGGCCTAACACAAATCAACGTTAAGTGCGTGGCCATCATGAACGCACAGACAGCATTAAAAGAGATAGACATCATGTCTATGCATGAACGCATCCGTCCCCATTTGCCAGCAGGTTATAATAACGATCCATTAACCATGACTTACGTGAAACTGCGTAATGTATCTGGATTAGAGACCATCTATTCGATGGACTGGATCAACATGGCAACAGTAAAAGAAACATCGCCTAGACGCATCGTAGCGACAATCAATGGCGTATCCGAAGCGGATGTGAATACGATAAGAGAAGCATTAGTGATACAGGGCTACACGGATATCCAGTTGTCCTTAACGGACTGAGAGATCCTTGACAGACTGATATTAATATAAGCAATATTGAGTACTGCACTATATGAGAGTGTTTTACATTCTCGCCACTGTCTAGTCATGCGCTCTGAGACTTCCAAGAGAACAATGACACGGCTGCTGTTATTCCTTTCTGACGGCCTTATTTGTTATTGTTGGCGGATGTTTCTACATTGCAGGCGTAATAGATGGTATACTCCAAAAAACGAAGAGAAAGCACTACCTGAACCACCCTTACCTACTGTCTGATTCCTTCGGTAGGTAGGGGTGCTAAGGTACTGTGTCTTATCGTATTCGTTTAAGTATGAACGAATAGTTTTTAAATAGCTTTCGAACAATGAGAAAGCTTTCTCGAAAGTCTTTCGAAACCAGCGCGTGCCATTCAGTGTGCGATGCGCATCCAGTAGCTTAGAAGCCGTGGCGTAATCTCCTAATCTTCTATTGACTGACTGTTGTGATTGATACAAACGCCATGTCACTTTTTACTACTGTGTGCAAACATCCTACTGGATAGTGCATTCGCTGGTTTCACCCTATAACAAACCTTGCTGAAGTTTTGGTTGTTTAAACAAGCAAGGGCTTCGCTAGATGGACGGAATTTTGGTCTAGCTGCCTGTAATGGGAAACCGATCCTGTAAACCTCAAAGTACGAGTGTGGATCGATAACGGCAGCACTGGGGGTTCCTTTGGTCCGCCCGTCTACTGTAGCAGTTCACGAGCCTTTCACGCACTAAAGCGACTGCCTGCGAAGCTTCATTTTCTAAACAACCACCCTTTTCTGTACGTTTTAACGCTCCTTAAAACGCAACTGCCGTCGTCTCGTCTTCCGCGGTGGGGGGAGAGAGGGGGGGAAAAGGTCTATGACGTTTTTTTAGTTTAGTGCGCTATCCGCCTGTATCCTATCAGTCAGTATGAATCCTTAAAGTTAAGTATAAATAGTGCTTACTTTAGGAATATTCATCACCCTTTTTATTAACGTTAATTGAAAGAAGGATACTAAAATGGCCGTTCCCCATTTTCTGCGTACCGATAAGTTCGAAGGCTATGTTCCTGATGCCTATGTCGCCACCATGCGCATGCTGTATAATAAAGATACAGTCAATGACACCAAGAACGACGAGTCTTACGAGTTCAACATCAAAGCCATGTTGAAGTTCCCTGCTGATGGTAGTGAGAACCCAACTGAGAAATTGCCTACTGCTGAAACTGTGGCTAAAGAAATCCAAGCTCGGTTCGTACCGCACATCGATGGTACTGAGAACGTAGTCCCAAGCCAGACTGAAGGCACACCGCCGGTACAAGGCTCTCCTCAGCCTCAAGCCACTCCACAAGGTGGTAAAGAGTCTGGTAAGGCCCCTAAACAAGGCAAAGCCGAAGGTGCTCAAGCTCAAGGTGGCGGTGGAGCACAACACACGGAGTAACGCCGTCACTGAGAGTAGAGTTATCTGGCTTCAGTGATCCGCTTTCCATTTCCGAAGGATAACACACCACATCGACATCGCACCTCTATAGTCCTCTATGGGCTATAGAGGTGTATTTACCTATGTTCTCGCTTTCGTCTGACAACTACACTCGAACGTACGCTCACGAGTATGTTCCCTAAGCTGTCTCCTGATATTATAATAGAATAACCCATGAAAGCATAACCATGGAAACAATGAATATAGACCTAAATGAAGATGTGTTTATTTATCCTAAGGAGCATTATAAACGCAATATTGATTTAATCGGACATTACATCGAACAACAATCCAAGTTCTTGAGCATCATGCGTGATATTCCACTGGATAAAGCCGCGGATTATATCAAGAACCTGATCCGTAAGAATGGTAAGCATCCCCTAATCGATCCTAAAGTCATCTACGTACGTAAGGATGAGAATGACGATAGGGTAGAAGATACGACTACCATGTATCGTTATCTTAAAGAGACGATAGAAGATAGGGATATCCTAACAGCACCCTTTACCACGTACATCGCGCAAGATAAGAAACTATCCTACATTTCCAAATACGTGGATGCGCAGTTCCCTAAGAGAAGTAAGAAGAAGAAAGAGCAGTTTGCTTGTAAACAAAAAGGTGATTTAATCGGTGCAGCATTTGCTAATAATGCGCAGAATAAGATCAAGCGAAGTATTAACAGTATCAGTGGTGCTTCGTCTATTACATCAGTACCGATTTATCAGGCGAGTATGCACCCTGTACTGACATCTACCTGTAGGATGACATCAGGTTATGCGAATGCCAACAATGAGAAGCTATTAGGCGGTAATCGACATTATCATTCACCTGAAGTGACACTGAACAACTTGATCGCCATGGTGTGTCGTATAGACGAAGCCAATATCGCATCAGTACTGGATGAATACCAACTCTACACACCTACAGCAGATGAACTCTATCAAGACATCATGGAGTCAGCACACCAATACTGGCGATGGGGAGAACGTGAAAGAGTGATTAAAGAGTTCATCTCTAAACTCAATAGAGAACAGAGAGCTTCTATTGCCTTTACTTACGATTTGTATTTAATGCGTAAGTATAATCCTGAGTTTACACGATCTTTTATATTGGGTCTGTGTGCTAAGGATATAGAGAGAAGCAACAGAACACATGAGGAAGCCAAAGACATTACACTGAAGGCCAAAGAATCCATCCGTAATATCGCCATCCAGATACATGGCAATAGTCTAATAGGCTTAAGGATGGATGAATGGCTAGAGATGGACATCGTATACGATATCGCAGAGACGATACTGAATATCTATCGTGTCTTTAAACAGCATCAGTCGTATATTGAGTGTTTCCTACGTAGTGATCATGTACCCGCATCATTGGCTAAATTACCACATGCATTACGCCATGTGGTGTTGATGTCCGATACAGACTCTTCTATCTTTACACTACAAGATTGGGTAGAATGGATATGTGGGGAAGACTATAAAGAAGATAAAGATGAATTAGCCGCAGCAGTATCGGCTAACATGGTGGGATTATCGGATGCGACACTGAAACACATCTTAGCGAACATGTCTGCTAACCTAGGTGTGTCTACTGCTAAGATACACGATATCGCCATGAAGAATGAGTTCCTATTCGAGACCTTTACTGTCATGTCCCGTACGAAACACTATATTGCTTCTATACGCTATCAGGAAGGTAATATCTATCGTGAACTCGATATCGAGAAGAAAGGTGTCCATCTTAAGAACTCCAATAGTCCTCGTGAGATCATCGATCATGCTGAGGACATCATGAAGCGTCTGTTCTACTTCTATCAGCGTAATGAGATATCCTTACACGATATATTAACAGAAGTCGCTTCTATCGAGAGACAAATCATCAAAGGCGTAGAAGAAGGCAACATGGAGTATTATCGTTCACGCCAAATCAAATCAGAAGAGACCTATAAGGCAGAAGCGACAGTATCGCCTTATCGCAACTATGTCTTCTGGAATGAAACCTTTGGTGAACATTATGGTTTCACTGCTTCACCACCTTATACATCAGTGGATGTGGCACTAGAGATCAACAACAAAACCCAATGGAAGAAGTTCTTAGAGTCGATAGAGAATCAAGACTTACGTTTAAGGATAGAAGACTACATGAGACGCAATAAGAAAGACTATCTTGCGTCTATTAACTTACCGTACGAAGTGTTCATCGGTAAGCCTATCCCGAAAGAGATCATCCCATGGGTAGCCAAGAAACATCTTATTGCCAATATTTGTTCTCCTTATTATATTGCACTAGAAGCAGTAGGCATACACATGCTTGAACACACCAGTAGTCGTCTACTCTCTGATTTGTACTGATGTCAACAATGACACCATAGTCCTTAGCCACCTATACCCCGCGATGGAGTATAGGTGGTGTAAGGTACAATACGCTAAACATGATACAACCACTGTATCTCTTCTTCGAAATAAGGTTTCAATTCCCTTATTGCTCTATCGTTAAATACATTACCATGTTTCATCCAGATGAGTTCTCTCTGGAATTGGTTAATGTAACTCTTATTCACATTACGCCAAGTACCTCTTGGTATCCTTAAGCAATGTCTAATATAACGACTACAGGCTAATAGATAAGCCCACTTATTCTGTCTATTCAATAGCACATGTGGTGTATCTTGTATCTCGTAGGCATTATTCCCTCTTATACCGAATGTATTCAACACTACTCTATCTATATCGTAATCACCACTTCTCATCCTACCGAATACATCTTCTATTACACTGTCGATTAGTTTGCTATTCGTATTAACATAGAACGAAGTACCGACATAGTCCATCGTACTAGACATCTCATCATCAGTCAACATGATGTTCTTGTTGATCAGAACCTGATCCATGTGCGAATACAAAGCATTAGGCAGACACACCATACCTAAGAAATAACCCACATTGGGAATAGCATGATCAGGGTGCCCTGCGGCTAACGACACCATCTTGATGGCTTTCTGTTCACGATACCAAGCTAAGTATTGCATGTGTAATAAGTTAATGTCTATCTCTATTATAGCAAAGCCATGTCTATCGACGTAGTTATTCGGTGTTTGTAAGTTATAACTAATGTGGTTTTGATCATGTCTCAGTATTCGAACAGGAGACAAGTCCATGTAGTGTTTACGGACATAATCCCAACTGTGGCTGATATCTATCGCTATATAGACTTCCTTAGTATTAAACCCGTAGAAGCTACCTGGATGTATCCTACCGATATTTAAGTTGGATGTTAATCCTAAGCTGACACTGTGTTTAAATGCCCTGTCTCGTATGTAGTTCTCCACTGCATCGTCCGGTATTAACTTGGGGATGTTAAACGACTCGATGATACGATAGAGGATATGCCTGCTGTCCACGTAGTATCGGTTATTACGATACCAGTTCACTGCTCTTTCGATACGTAACTGTAGATTACGTAAATGATCAGGACGTTTAGTCGTTAAACCCTGATTCGTGATTTTATCGATACCGATAAGATGAAACATGCTTATCCCTTTTACTAAATTAGTATTGCGTTTTCATACAGTCCTTAAGATATAGCCTATAGGGACTGTCTTTCTCTTTGTTAGTTATTAGCTCTATAGCGTAGGGCTATAGACCTACGATATAACCTACAAGCGAGTATATATGATTATGCCCATCTGTTTTTGTAGTAGTGATAGAAACATGGGCTTATTTACCGGTAGGTATCGGTATATCTGGCATGTCAAGTCAATATGCTGGATACTCATCCGACATAGAGGCCTTATCTCTAAGGATAGGACGATATGGAGGAAATTTCAGATACTTACTATTAAAGTGTGTTGATAGATGGAATGTCTATTATACACACTCCTTATCGTTGCCTTATTCTTTAGTCTATAGCGTGAGAATATTGTCCCCCCTAACGTTGACCGATAGGGATACGTTAGAATATTCGATAAGGTGGTAGTCCAAAAGTACGATCGGATAACCGAGAGTGCTTTCTCTTTTATTAACGTTAATAAATAGGAGTAGCTAAAATGGCTATTAACAATGAAAAAGATGTACAACAAGATGCCATCCGCGCCAAAGTGCGTCGTGGTTTTACTTTCGCCAACATGGGCGGCCGCAATGGCTTGACTGTGCTGAACAACAATCTGTCTCGTCTGACTGAGAAGTTCGAAGAGATTACTAAGTTGCCTCTGAAAGATGCTGCCGTTAAAGTGGACTTCTTCCCGATCGATGCGACTAACACTCGCTTAGGTCTGGATACCATGTTGGTAACTTTCAGCTATCGTAATGGTTTCAGCCTCAAGCCCCAGAAAGAAGGTGAACAGAAACCCAAAGAATACGTACAGCCGAACACTGGCGTATACGCTTTGATCCTGTCTTCATCTGGCGACACTGTAGGTGCTGAAGAAGTCATCGTCGACAATCGTCAGTATACGATCAACCGTTACCCAACTGAAGCGACTGTTGACCCTGAAATCACCAAAGACTTCCTCGCCTATGCCGCTCAACGCCTGGGTCTGAATACTGAAGGTAAATTCGACACTGTTATCTACGCCGGTGGTGCGTCCCTCTACACTGACCGTACCAACATCGAGAATACCGATGAAGTCACTAACGTGTTGATCAACGCCATCTCTGCCGCCCAGACTGTTATCGACAGCCAACCGCTGCCGGTACATCCTTTTGTGGACGACATTAACTTGGTAGACCACAACCGTCCGGATGACGGCCGTCTCAACGATGAAGTAGAACAACTCGAAATCGAGCGTAAACTGCTCAATGGTGTGGCGATCGACCCGCATGGTAATATCATCCGTGCTGACTGGGGTGTGAACCTCATCTCCCGTATCAACCGCAACAGTGGTGGTTACGGTTTGGGTTCAGCTGCTAACCCTGTTATCAAGGCTACCGGTTATACTGACATCGTGATGTTCAATCCAGCGATCTCTGAAAAACAAGATTACTGGAACCGTGCGATCCGCGATACTCCAGATGGCAAACAAATCCTGGCTCCGGTACATGTCTTCACTTCCATCGTGCCGACATACAGCCGTTCTAAAGGTAACTTCCTCTACGGTCTGGCTGTAGCTGCTACTGCTGTACGCTACGACTACTGGGACTTTAACGCCATCTTGAATCCGGCTGAACATCCTGCTGATGACCCGCACTCCATCGCTGGCTTGGGCTTTGAAGTAGCTAACTTGCTCGATACTGAGTTTGCGCCGTTCCCGACTCCGGCTAATACGCCTGACTACAACGACCGTATTTGGACTAACCTGATCGGTGATATTTGGTCTAAACGTTGTAGCTTTGCGATTGAAGCTGCGGTAGGTACGCCTTACTACTGGATCGTGCGTGACTTTGTGTTGGCTGCCTACGAGTCTGATCGCGACATCCGTAGT